TCGCCTCTATGTTCATCATTCATAGCTTTGTAATCTTTCTAATGCATCCTCTAGGAAATGCAGTAAGAAAACCATAATCAATAGAACCATCGCTATGCAAGTTGTAAGAACTAAAAGTAATAACTTTATCAGCATCTTCGTGATAAATATAACAAACGTCATAACAGATTGCAGGTTCATGGTTTTTAATTTCATCTTCAGTTTGCCAACCCCCGTCTGAAGCATTGATATCAAACCACTCAATTTTGACTGGATCAAATCTGAATTGATCATTCATGCTCACCTTTCTTTCTTGCGTGAGCTCTGACAAGATCAGAGATAGTAACTTTGCCTTTGGTTATCTCTTCAATCTTAATCATCATGCTTGAACTAGGTAGTGTCCAGTATTTAGGATCCCCTGTCAAACACCAACGCTGTACCATACAGGCAGGGTTCAGTGTCTCCATGTTTAAATCTTCTTGACCAAATCGGTAGTAAGATTTCTTCGCAATCTTTGTGCGATATTCTTCTAATGTCATTTGTTTCCTTTTCTTTAGTTGTGTATAAATATGATATATCTCAAAATAGTATTTGACGCAACCCTTAGTTTGAGTTATACCCTGTGGGAAAACAACTTTATGAAACAAGATTTAGAACTAAAAATTAAACAAAGATTATCAGGTGGTGAGGGTCATCATCATCTATCTCCCTCTTCATTATCTATTCCCCTTGCAAAATTTTTTATTAACTATGTCATGTTCAATCAAGAGGAACGAAGAAAACAAATTGCATCATATAAAGCTCACTATGGAAACCTATGTAACAATCCAACGCAAAGATTTTTATGTTCAAAAATATTTGAAGCTGGAAAACAATTCACTCCAAAGAAAAAAACTTTAGATGAACACATCCAAGATGAGTTTGATCTTGTAGATAAAATTCCTGCAAGAGATGAACGAGATGAAGTGTGTAGAAAAGAAATGAAACAATATGTTAAACCCACAGCAGATCAGATTGTCAAAGCTGTGAAAGAAATATTTGGAGATCAAACATTAGCAGCAGAAAGATATGTTCACACCAATGAGGATGGTTTAATCTTTGATGTGCTTGGTAGAATTGATTACGAATCAGATAGCACCATCATGGAGTTAAAAACAAAACCTATAAATTTTAGACAAACAAAGAATGGACTAAACGCATACAAACAAAAGCTACCTGATGAACCAGATGAAGCACACATGAAACAGTTGGCGTTCTATTGGAAAGCTACAGATAAAACTCCATACCTTGTCTATGCAAACCATGAGGAATACAAAATCTTTAAACCAGAATTACCGCAGCTAGAATATTATTATCAGCAGATGATTAACAAAGCGTTCATCATACAAAACTTATTAGAGATCAGTGAAGCTGATATAAATAAAATTACTCAGCTTGTAGAACCACCAGATTTTAAGAGCTTTTACTATAGCGACCTAACAGTTGCACAACTAGAGAGAGTAAAAGAGGTGTGGAGGTTATAGGATGTTTTTCATATATCCTTTTTGTTTAATGCCTATGATCTTCACATTTAAAACAACAAACGAAAGGAAACAATATGATGGATGAACAAACCATAAGACGCATCAGTCATCAAAGACGAAAGGATGTCTATAAGGTTGATGCTTTAAAACTAAGAAAGGAACTTGCAGATTTGGATAAACAAAAAGATCTCAACAGGTTCTTAAAGATCATGCAAAATGTATTAATTGCAATGATGCTCATTACCTTTGTAGGTATTATAACAGTAAATGAAAACAGCGAAACATCTGTAGGAGAAAAAACCTTACAGATATTTAAAGAGAGAGGATGGATAGAATGAGAGATAAAATAAAACAAGTAATAGACTTATGCTCCGAGGATGGAGTGTATGTGAATGACAGGGGACAGCGTACTGTGTCCGCTTGGTCAAAGATAAAATATTTTAGACAAGTCTTTGGATCAGACTATGGAGTGCAGTTTAAAATCATGGAGCATTCAGATCGTGCTGTGATTATGAAGTGTATCATTAGCACAAAAGATCCAGAGTTTGTTATGAGTGAAGCCTATGCAAAAGTATACAGAGATAAAGCAGGTTATCTTGAGATTGCACAGACCTTTGCTTTCACACGAGCTTTAACTTACTTAGGAATATTGGATGACGATCTAACATCAAAAGAAGAATACGATGCGTTAGGTTTAAATATTCGTAAGGAGTCTAAAGAAGATCAATATGTGTCTGCAATGTCAGATACGATTGATGTAGAAGAAATCAAGAATAGTTTTAAACAAGCTGTTCATCTTCCTAGATTAAAATATCTACGAGAGGTAGTCCACAAAGATGGAATTGATTTCTTATTAAAAAATAGTTTGCGAGATTATAGACAAGTGGATGACATTTATCAAACTCGTGAGCATCAACTAGCTAGTGAATCAAACTTCACAGCTAAACAATAAGGAGCAACAATATGTCTGAAAAGATATACATAAACCTAGTACCAAACGATAACAGGGAACAAGGTAATACAAACCTACCTGTTTTCGTAGCACCAAAAAATCCTAAATACCCAGATAAAAACTGGACGGTTGGGACAAAAATTGGAAATGTTTGGTACAATCAAGCTGCTTTTCAAACCAAAGATCCTGAAACAGGAAATGAAACAGGCGGCATTACGGTGATACTAACACCTAATGAAGGTGCGAGTAAACCAGCAGGTAATACCAGAGGAAATTACCAACAAAAGTCTTTTGGCAATAATAATTTTGCAAAGAGATCAAACTTTGGTAATAAATCAAACTATAGATACTAACCTAGTAATGTAAGTATCTATCAATGAGGCAGGTGAGTTTTTTCATAGTACATCTCTGTACATCCTTTCTGAAAAAGTTGTTTTGCTCACCTGTCTCGTAAAACAACGAGGTTAAATGAATACAATAGATTTAGAAAAAGAAATTAAAAAGAAACTTAGAGAGCAAAAGACTAAGGAGTATGGAGACTATAGAGAGAACTTTCATATCCTTGGAATGCTTTGGTCCGTCATATTAAAGAATAAACTTAAAGAAGATATTAAACCCCATGAGGTTGCGAACTGCATGGTCATGTTAAAAATAATGAGAGTGGCGGAGAATTATAAACAAGACTCATATCTTGATGCAAGTATTTATCTAGATATGGCAAAGGAACTACATCAAGAGGATAATAATGAATAGTAGTATTGAAGCAAATTTACAATTTGCGGAGTTACATAAGGAAGATAATGACTAGACAAGGTTATATCAAACATATATACGGAAGTTGTAGTTTTGAATTTATTGAAAAGTTTGAAACTGCCGAGAAAGCTGCAAAGGGACAAGAGGGTCAGTTTGTAGAAGTAAAGCTCAATGATTTAAAGATTGAGTTTAACAAAGTGAGGAGAGAAGATGGCGAAAGTCATACAGAAGATCCAAAAGCTAGAAGATCAAGCAAGGAGAAAATATGAAAGACACATTCTGCATTTGCAAAAGAGTAGAAAAGATGAAGCAGAATATAGATCGCTTGTATTCAAAGCTCAAAGACTTCGTGAACAAGTTACAGTCTAAACTGTAGCTAAAACAAAAACAACTATTAGCTGTGCAAACAGAGAAAGGAACTTATGTCTCAAGAACAAGATAATCAAACTGTATTTGATAAGTTTAAACAAAAATTATTAGACGAGTATATTTATAAATCAGAAATATCTGTCTATCAAAACCTCAATGAAAGAGAAAAGAAAATACACACCGCTGCTTTTAAAGCAGGTTATAAGTTAGGTCAGCAACATACCCTCAAAGCAAAAACTCCAGTGAAGTTTGTTTACATACCTAAGAATAATACAAATGCAAAAATCAAAAATGATTTAAAAGAAACAGCTAATAAGCATTCACAATATATTATGAATAAAGTGATAAGATTTTATAACAGATCTTACGAAGAAATTATCTCACCAAGAAGATTACAAGCCTATGCAGAATGTAGGTCAATGATTGTAAACTTATTGAGAGAAATGACAACCTTATCTTTACCTGATATTGGTAGATTGATGGGTGGCAGAGATCATACGACCATCATTCATCACACAAGACTTAAAGCTGAACGCAAAAGATATTGGGGAGTGCATCACATTACCTGGAAGCACTATGAGAAACTTTATAAAGATTTAGAATTGGAGCTTAAAACTATATGAAAAATTATAAAGAATTTAATAATAAAAAAAAAGGATTTAGTATAACTACTAAAAATAAAAATCTTTTAATGAAATGGATAAGAACACCAAAAGAAATATGGGATGATTTAATAAAAGAATTTAATTTTACAGTTGATGCATGTGCATCTGATAAAAACCATTTGTTACCTAAATATTATACAAAAGAAAATTCAGCTTTAGATCATAATTGGGACAACGAAGTTGTTTATTGCCATCCTATGTATGATATTCATATACCTAAATTTATTAATAAAGCATTATCATCTAATTGTTTAACAGTTTTTTTATTACCTGCATCTACCAATGCAGATTATTTTCATAGATGTTTATATAAAAAAGATAATGTTGATATTAGGTTTCTTCCAAGACATAAAGATGGAAGAGGTTACAAAATGTTTTCTGATGAAAATGAAGAACCTAAATGTGGTTATTTAAGACCATTAATGATTGTTGTAATTGATAATAGATCTTAAAAAGATTTAAGTTCTTGCGTAGTTAGGTCTTTTGCCTTTACGAGTTTTTCTTTCAGCTTTCTTTTTTCTACTAACTGCCGCAGCTCTTTGACTTGCAGACATAGATCTTGCTTTAGCTAGAGGTACACACTTAGGATAGTTCTTTCTTTTCTCTCCACCGCTACGACCACATGGAGGAAAGCCTCCACCCTTTTTTTTATTAGCAATGTCCACCCACTTTTGTGAGGTCCACTTTCTTAATGACATTATCTTTTTTTCTTTTTAGATTTCTTAGGTTTAATTCTACCACTGCATACCCCAGCAGCATACATATTGGCATACGCACTAGGGTACACTTTAAACTTTCGCTTTGCTGCAGCTTTTCCTTTTGCACAAAGTTTAGCCATTATTTTTTCTTTCTTCTTAGTTTCTTTAAATCAGCTGCAGTAATCTTTTTTCTTGGTGGTGCTACGGCTGCCAATCTTTTTTGTTTCGGACTGTATTTACTGTATGGCATTATTTCTTTTTCTTCTTCTTCATTTTATTTTTCTTTGGTGGTCTACCTTTCTTACTTCCGTAAGTTCCTTTTCCCATTGGCATGTTATCTTCCTCTCTTTAAATAGTTTAAATATTCTTCCAACTTACTGACCGCAGCTTTTCTTTGTTCTTGTTCTTGCGGTGTAAATTGTTTCCTACCATATACTCTTTTTCTTTTTTCTTCTAGTTGTTTCTTTTCTTCTGCTTGTTGATTGAATATATTTTGGACCACAATATTATGACAGGGTTTACAGTATCTATGCTTACCTGCTGTGATGATATACTCTTCACCACATTCACGATGCTCCCATTGCTTATTGCAGTAGTCGCAGTTATAGACAAAGATTCTCTGTTGTTTTTTTCGTGGCACTTACCACTTTTTACACGACCAATAACGAGCTGTAAACTTATCTTTTGCTGTGGAGCATTTATGTCTGGCTCTAAAACTTTTTCTTCTTGCAGGAATATTCTTTTTAATCTTCATGTTTGCATCACCAAACCTGATGATCTTTTCTTTGCCGCCTTTACAAGCCTTGACCACAAACTTTTTACCACCCTTGATCTGCCTTCTGGGTTTGTTGCATTTCATTTTGGATTTATTTATCGCCATTCGCATTCCTCATATTCTTGATTGTAATCATATTCTTGAAAGTTACCAGCGTTAGCATTCATTGTTTTATTTATATAAAATAATGCAGCGTTTATCATTTAGAAGTTTTAACTTCATCTCTTAATATATCCTTCTTCACTCTTGGTCTACTCTGTCTTTGTTTGTATGAATAAACGGATAAAGCCTTCTTATTTCTAGTAGAAGTCTTTTCCTTAATCATCTTTTTAAAATCTTTAACATCCATTATTTTAAATTCCTAAACATATCTCGGCATGGCATGGTGTGTTTCATAAACTCATCAAACCAATCTTTCTTTCTTGGCTTTCTGGCGTAGACTTCTCTCCACATTTTATTTTCTAATCGGCTCACCACAGGCAGCAAGAGTTTACAGATCCACTTCTTCATCCTTGACCTCTACTTTTTTTTCTAGTGTATGATTTGTTTGGAGACTTGGCGTGTCTACCTGGTCGCTTTACTCTTTTTCTTTCTAGCTTTTGAAACTCTTTGTTTTTTTTTGCCATAACCTAAACCTTGCTGTGATTTAAGAGTAACCTTTGTTCCAAATGCCTGACTAAACATTTTTGTAATTTGATTACTCATTACTTTCGCTTTATCAAATCAGTGGCTTTAAGTCCATAGACAGATGCAATCACACCGACAAATATGGTTTGATACCAGAAAGGAAGTTGGCTAAAATACTCAAAAAATAGTTTCATTTTCTCCATGTGTGTTGGATCATCTGACCAAACCGCAAAGCCTAGCATGACAATAGGGATAGAAAGTAACACTAATATAAACTCATCTTTCCAGTCTGATTGTCTGGCTTCTAATAATTTACCTTGATACTCCGCTTCACCTTTTGCCATCTTTTCTGCATGACGTTTCTGTGCATCCGACATCAGCATTTTGGTTTGTTGTTTGTTTTTATAGATATGAGACCCTGCTTGGATCGCTAGTTTAATTGCACTTAACCACATTTTCTCATCCGACTTGCTAGACTTTTACATCGTTCTGGGGTTTGTTGATGCCAACGACTGTCAATCATTTCATCAGCGGCAGAATCATAATCCTTTTCTTTTAAAGCTGCAATCATCTTTTTAAACTTAGAGGTTCTGACAGGTCCGAGTTGAAACATCATTTCTATAATAATCCCTTTAGCACATTCCGTAATATCCAGGTCATGTTCTCTACAGAACAATCCCATAAGTGCAACCGCTTCTCTAAAATCTTCTTCAAACAGTTGATCCAGTTCTTCTCTTGAATACTCTACATCATCTTTCCACTTCTCGTCTTTATGAACGAGATGACCATATCCGATTGTTCTGTTTCCTAATGTGTCTAGATAAACTTGATTACGAAATCCTTCGTGTGCTTTAATTCTTACGGCTACGCCTTCGTACTTCATATACATCTCCTTGTTCTGTGACATAAATTATTTTGACGTTTAATTCCTTTTGTCTTTGACTTGGGGTACGATTAATCCTTGACCCAGCTTTGCATCTATGGGTTTGTTTCTTTCTAAGTGATACGGTTTTAACATCATAGTTAGTATACTCTTTTGTCTTAATATTGTAAGTCACAATGTCAATAGGACCTACTCCACCAATGGGTTTAAATACAATAATATTAGGGTTTTTGGCAAGATAAGCATAAGCAAGAAGTTCAGATATAAGTCCTTTGCGTTGTTTCTTGTGCATATACAGTAAGTTGTATACTATATCTTGTGGTTTAATAAAGATTAACGACTAGGACTGTGCTGTGGAAAGTTTTCTGCAAGATATTCTAATGGCTAAACCATTCTCATTGACTTCTTTAATATCCATATCATCATAAAACTTTAATGATCTTGTGTAGCCATCTACAACACATTCTCTAAAGGTAGGGTAAGGTTTGGGATTAATAAACTCTTTTCCACATTCACCAAGAAAGACTGCACATACCTGCATGAACAAAACAAACTCCATACAGATATGTTACAGTTTTTTAAATTAAAGGAAAGTTCTAATTATTTATCTTCCTCTTCTTCGTCATCAAAATCCTCATCATCAATGTCTTGATCTTCATCTTGATCTTCTGCAAAACCTACAGATAAATCATCAATCTTCTCTCCATTGCTGTCTTGGATTTCAACTTTACCATCTTGAATTAAATCCTTTAGGATTTCTTCAATCATTTCTTTTAGTTCTTTTGCCATAATATTCTCCTAGGTTATATGGTTTGAGAACTCTATATAAATATTTTGTTACAGTTGTATGATTATTTTTGATTTTGATTAAAAAAATCTTTCCAAAAATCAATGACTTGCTGGTTTAAAGTTTTGACATCTTCTTGCCAATCTTTAGCAAACTTTAGCCAATATTCTTTTACTGCTTTGTAATCCATTCCCACTCCTCTGTTGTATAAGGTATCATGCTGCACATATAATGCAGTGCAATATAATGTCAATGTTATTTGTTAAAGTAATTGTAAGCTGAAGAAAGAAGTCCTGCAATCACAAGGAGAATCCATATTGCTCCTTTACCTTTATTGATATCAGCTCTTAAGGATTTGGTTTCTTCTTTAATTTCTTTCATGTCTCTTGCCAGTTGATCTATCTTAACATCAGTTGCTGATTTCTTAGTTCTTGGCATGATTATTCAGGCTTAGTAGGAAACACTACAGCATCAACTTGTTCTACTGTCGTTAATCCATTAGTAATATCTCTTAATGCTTGTCTGTATGTAGACATCTCTGTAGATAAAGTCTGGTCAGATAACGCAAGGTAATCTGTAGCAGCTAATAGTCTATCTCTTTTAGACCTTAATTCTGCCATGCTTCTATCAAAAGCACCAGCGTTCCATGCAGTTTCTTCAGCTTGTCTTTGTGTTATTTCTTCAGCACTTAGAGGTACTTGAATACCATTTACTATTTTATGTTCCATTTTTTCTCCTTTATATTAGTTTAGTCCTATGAGCAAGGCTCATTTGACCAATTAAAACTCACTTTTAATTGAATCCAAACATCAATATCTTACCATCATCTATGTTTCCGCTAGAAAATTGGAACTTAATATTTGTAAGTGGCGAAACTGAATTAAAATACCCAGCACTAAATACAGTTCCACAAACATCATTAGCATGAACAGAATTATTATGTCCAATATAATGCTTTACATATATATCGTTAGATGGATTGAATAACTGCAACATTCCACTTTGACATTGGTCATTATCACCACCAACATCTCCGTCAGTTAAAGATTGAAAAGATGTTCCTTGTGCTTGGTCTTTACCTGTGTTGTAAGAAAAATATTGGTCAGCATCATTTTCATTATGACCTGCTCTAAAATGAGTAGAAGTTATAGTTGTATTGTAATTAGAACCACCATCAGTAGAACATTGAAACTGAAATAAAGGATTACCAGTTGTAGCACTTGGGTGAATATTCACAAAGAAAAACTTATACTCTTTATAATCCCCCAATGTAAACTCTATACTAGCTGATGAAGAAGCTGTGGCACTAGAGATGAATACCATATCACCTAATGATGCACTACCTTCAAAACTTGTAAGGTTATCCAATGCGTTATTTTTTAGCTTAATCAAACTCATGCTGAAATCCCATACATTTTTATAGTTCCAGCGTCTATGTTGCCACTAGCCATTTTAAATTTAACTCTAGTAATAGCAGTTGTGTCATTAATATAACCAGCAACAAAATTATTTGCTGTTCTATTATCAATTCTAGCTTCATTACCAGTTGATATAAAATGCTTGACGAAAACCGAACTACTAGGATTAAATAAATGTAATGTTCCAGAATAACTTTGATCATTATCGTTACCTATATCTCCAGCAAGAATTTGAAAACTTGTAGATTGTGCTAAATCATTACCAGTAGCATAGGTTAATTGTGTTCCACTATCATCTTCATCATGTCTTGATCTAAAATATGTTGATGTTATGGTTTGGTTATAATCTGTATTAGTTCCTGTTTCTACTTGAAATGTAAAATCAGTTCCATCAGTCGCTGGGTGCATATTAATAAACTCAAACTGATAAATATCATACGTACTATCAATCCCACTTGTAAACTCTATTGAACTAGAACTAGATGCTGTGGCAGTAGATAATAGAACAGGTTTGCCAGTAGGTATAGCACTAGGAAATGCAGTAACAGATGATAGTGCGTTGTTTCCATGCTTAATAAGTGCCATTAGCTAACTCCATACATTTTGATTATGCCGTCATCAATGTTGCCACTATCCATTTTAAAACGAACAGCATTGATTGCTGATGTTGTATTACAATAACCAGCAGTATTCATTTGCCAAGCATATAAACTTCCACCATCACCTGTTGATGTAGATTCAATTAAGAAGTGTTTTACAAAAACTGAACTACTAGGTGCAAAAAGATTAACTGTTCCATTAGCACAAGAGTCCTCTTCACCAGAATTTGCTGGAAGAATAGGAGTAATAATTTGGTCGCTTGTGCTTTGTGCTAAATCGTTTGAATCTCTATATCTTAAAACTGTAAAAGTATCAGATTCATTATGTGCAGCATCAAGTTGTGTGGTTGTTTTAGTTACATTATAATTGTTACCAGAATCAGTAGAAAAATTAATTTGAAACTGTACTGCATTTGTATTTGATGCAATATTAATAAACTTAAACACATAGCTATCATAAGTACTATCTATTCCTGATGTAAATTCTATTGATGCACTGCTACTT